GCATTATCAGGAACTTCTTTGAGTTTCCTCATTTTCTCTTGTAAGTCTCCAAGTTTTTCAGTAACCTCTGCAACGTTTTTGATGAGTTGTCCTGCCACTTCATATGCTCTGGGGTGTTCACCTTCTTTGGCGAGCTCAAGTATCCCGTCAATAGCGGTGGAACCCCGTTCAACCAGTTTGTAGAAGTTTTCTCGTTGGTATTCATAATCTTTTTCTATATCCTCTTCTTGTTTTACTTTTACTGGCCATCCAACACCCATTGAGATATTACCGGGCCTAACATCAACATCGCCCACCCAAGGATGTTCAATTACATCTTGTTGTAATGGGTCTTGTACAACGCCCAATTCTTTATCAATTTTATCCTTTGCCATTAATCAGTGCCTTCACCACCGGCTCTCTGATCTTCACCTGTTACTGGATTGAATTCTTGAGCATCTTGAAAAAAAGAAGTTGTTTCATTAAATCCAAAATCATCATCAGCATCAGCAGTTGCTGGTTTAGGTGTGACTGTAAATCTTTGTTCACGTTTTGGGGATTGGTCTGGCATATCCGTATATTGATCAGCTTGAACCGTCTTGATAACCTTACTAGAAGTAACAGGCCCGTAGAGATAAAATTTTGCAGTATATGCTAACGTATAAATTATTGACCGTCTAGAAGTAAAATCCCCCTCATAATCATCTTCATAACCCACACTATTTAAAACTATAGGTACATCTCTTTTAATACCCATATCAGTATTATCATTAATTGTAACTGTGTAATCGGGTTGAAAATAAGGAAGTATTTGTTCTATTATTTGTAATGCGTCATCAGATGCTTTAGACAAAATATATAATTCAAAATCAACATTATATGGCACGGGCATATATTGCGTATCTAGTTGTTTAGCAGTAGTCCCTTTTACCTTTTTAAATTGTTGAACTCGATTTAATTTCCGGCCGGGATCATAACTTAACCCTGTAATTTCAAATCCTATTCTTGGTAAAGTTACAGCAACTTGTTTTGTTAAATCTGCATCCTCTCGTAAACGGACAAGAAACTTTTGTCTTGGGCCATACGCAAGTGGAACTTTCATTGACTGTATAATACTTCCATCGTTGTCTTTACGAACCAAATGAATATCATTAAATACTGTACCAAAAGCTACCACCACTTTTCGAATTGTTTCATGGTAAAATTGTTGTCCTAACATTATGCGCTCCCTGCGTCACCGAATGGATTAGATTCGGAGAAGTCTAATATTGTGTCATCTAAGGCATCAAATAACTCATTTTGAGCAGTTTGATCCCCTGTTGACTCCATATCCCCTACTATATATTCCTCATTCAAGAGATAAGAACCATTTTCAAGTAGAACACTCTCACCCACAGAGCTCTCATCATTTTCTCCTACTATATTATCCCCATCAGTTTCCTCTAATACAAGACCAGCATCGGCTGAGTGACCCCACTCTAATCTTATATCTTCATTTACAGCAGAGGATTGTTCTAATGTAAACTGATAGATTAGAGCTTGAGTTGATAGAGCATCTTCTATTGCGTCAATCGCAGAAATACCAGTATCCAAAGCTTCAGAACTGTACTCAAATAATCTGCACCTCATCTTATATACAGGATTAGTATCCAACTGGTGAAATGGATCATCGTGATCTACAAAATTAATCTCAAATAATTTTTTTAGAATAGGATGATATATAGCATCTCCCTCTAATGGCCGATCCGAATCAGTTGCATCTGTCTCTGATACAATATAAAATGTACTTCCTTCTAATTTATAATCGCTATCTAAAGTTCCAGACTCAACTAAAATAGAACCTCCTGTAGTATCTGTACCACTTTCTATTCGAACCTGTTTCGTTTTACCTTGAAATCTATCTTTACTTACTACAAATGTGGCTTCACTTAGGTTCTGTAAACCAAATTGAGTCATAAGTTCACGTTCACCGGCAAATCCGCCGTCTGCATCTTCCATATACATTTCAATAGGAGCAGAATATTGAAATTTTGAAATACTATCTTCACCTAATACAGTATCTTCTGCCACAAGTGTCCTATCCAAATAATGAACATCGTGGCCATAAATCTGTATTGCTTCTGCAACTAAATCTGCATACAGATTTTTTTCGGTAGTAACTGCTGCTGCACCACTAGTATGAAAATGTTTGTTGACCGCCATATTTTATCCTACCAGAAAAGCTGGACTAATTTCAAAAGACTCCTGCATCTTTTCTTCAAGAGAATTTTGTTCCTCTAATCCTTGTGTATAAAGAGTTTCACCATTCATTGTAACTCCACCCAACATAGTAACACCATTAAATTTAGAAAGATTTGTGCCCCATTGTTTCTTAATTAAAGCTGTTGCATATCTTTTTAAAAACATATCATCATAGATATCTGTATAGGTAGCTGGGTCTAATTTTCGATAACATTCTATTAAAATATAATCTACATCAGGAGTGATATCATTTTCCCAATCCATATCAAGATATAATCTATTTTGATGTTGATTAAATCGAATAGGAGTCTCTCCTACAAGAATATGTTGTATAAGATCAAGATTATCCATAGTCATTTGATAATGCATTATAGAAGTTGAAGACAAATCAAATAGATCATTTAATCTCAATTGATACTGAATGTCAAACATATTACTACTACCACTACCTGTATCAGTAAGAGGAAATACATTCAACACAGATATTACAGCACTAGGTAGAGGAACATAATTCGTTCCTTCTTTCCAAGTTGCAGTAATAGAACTATCAACTGTATCTGTACCAGTTGTATCAGCATTAGCACGAGCTCTTGATACTTCAGCCGTTGTAATCAAATGTTTAAGATACATCCTCTCAATACCATCGTAATGATATTGTGCGAAATATTGAAGAGCTTCATCTATACGATCATCTGCTTGATCATCAGAAATATTGATATCTATGACTCCATCACCAAGAGCCCGCAGACAATAGCTTTTAAAAGTAGTTTTAGTTGTTGGAACAGCCATGTTTATATCCTTTTCTACTATTTATAAATTAACTGTCTCGTTGCTAGACAATTTGGCCCGAACTCGACTTCTTCTTCTAACCATTTTCCTCGTTTTTTAAACCCCACTCTTTGATATGCTGGAAGAGCTGCTTTTCGTGGCATACTCCATATCCAGTGACATCCTTCCTTCTTACCCTGTAAAATGGCTTGTCTAAGTAATATTGCAGAAAGGCCTTGGCCTCTATAGTCTGGATACACGTAAAGTCCTCTAGATCGATAGATTGTTTCTTCTGTTTTAAAACCGCTGTTTACTCCAACAATTTCATCTCCGTGTTTTATAACCCAAAATGATGGAGTATATTTCTCAAAAATAGTTTTATCTTTGATTATAGTTCTGGGAGACTTCCAGTATAAACTACTCATAGATTCTATTTTACTAATTCTGCCAGGCCATAACTGATCATGCCAAATATCATATATTTCTTCAAATGTTGATACAACACATTCATAATTTATAGACGCAATTTCCTTCATATAAATATATAGGTAATGCGAATAGGTCTAGTTGCAACAAGCAGAAGTGGTTCTACATATTTTCGAAGGGTTCTTTGTAACACTTTTGGATTATATGATCCATCATCATGGTTAAGGGAAAACTCCTATAAAAATATAAAAAAAGAAAATTGGAGTAGACAACCCCACGTACTTAAAATTCTTCCCCATTACATACCAGAAAATGAATCCATTGGAGACATAATAAAAGAATATAAAAATATTTGGTTATACAGACAAGATGTACTATCGCAATTTTTAAGTCATATTACCAGACTTCGTACCAAAGTTAATCATATACACTACAAAACAGAAAGGCCGGATATTCCTGATAATAGTCTCATTGCAACTAAAGAAGAGTTCGATATGTTCATAACTAGATTGGAACAATTCTGGGAGATTTATTACACACATAATGAGGGCTCTTTAATTTCTTTTGAGGAATTTTTAAAAGATCCTCTTACAACCCTTATTGATTTACAGGAAAATTATGATTTAAAAGCAAACAATAATTATAAATCAGAATTAACAATAAAATTGGATATTAATTATAAAAAGAAATTCAAGAACATAGAAGAAATTAAAGATTGGTTTGAAAAGTGTCGGATTTTTGTATAGTGTGCAGCCCACGTTCTGGTTCTTATTACCTAATAAATGCTTTATGTCAATCCTTTGGTTTAGTAAACGGTAATGAATGGTTTGGTAGAAATAAAAAAGCAGACCTTACTAAATCAACCGAACTTTCTACAAC